CCTTCCGACTACACATGGTCGCTGTTCAAAGGTAAGGACGGTGCTGACGGTTTGTCTGTAATAGGTGGCGGTCATTGGGAATCCTCCAAAACCCCGTACAAAGCCAACACAATGGTCACTCTTGCCAATTGTGTCTTTATATCCAAGGTGGAAACCTCCAATCCTCCCATCAGAATATTGCGTATCAAAGGTGGCAATTTCTTAAGAAAGAAGGACGGTGGTTATTATCTTGCCGGGAAACCTGCCGACTGGGAGGTTAACGAAGACTGGGATATGCTGCTTGACGGGCGTGAACTGAAAGGTGAGAGTATCACTTTCCTTGGTGAATTTGCCACGGCTCCTGCCAATCCGAAAAACGGTGATTCATACCGTAACACGACTGACCGTGCTACCTACATCTATCAGGACGGAAGATGGCAGCTTATGATATCGGACGGAAAAGACGGTAAGGGCTATGAGTATATATATACAAGAGGCAATATCATAGATAACACCCCTGAAAAGCCGGACAGTCAGCAGAAAGATGGTTATGTTCCGGAAGGCTGGACGGATAATTATCTTGGTACGGACGCAGACCATCAGGTTGAATGGGGTTGTACACGTTTTAAGGAAAATGGCGTATGGTCTGAGTTCAGTGATCCGGCTGTGGTGCATCGCTGGAGTAAGGACGGGGAGAATGCCATCATGGCGGACTTCGATAACGAGATGGTCAATGCAGCCCTTACTTCAGATGGAAAGGTCGTATCCTCACAGACTTGGAATACAACTGTCAGTATGTGGTATGGAACGGAAAAGCTCACCCTTGACAGCATCACCTGTACACCTGACACAAATCTTCTGTGTGCGACAGACAAGAATACGGGAGTGGTGACAATATCGGTATCTGCCGGAGCTACTCTTGCTGCGACAAACACGGTGAAGATCACAATCAGGGCTACAAAGAACGGGCAGCAGTATTCCCGTGATCTGTCATTCACTGTAGCCGGGGTCCGTGGAGGTGCGGACGGTTCAGATGCCGTGCTATACAGTATAATCGTTTCTGCCACTTCTGTAAGCAAGGACAAGAATGGGAACTACAGCGTGTCTTCCGTATCATGTTACAGGCAAAAGTCAGTGGGAGGCGTGATATCCACCACAACGGACGGTACATTGAAATACAGCATAGACGGTGGAACAGAAACTACCATAAACAACAATACAGCCATATCAAGCGGAAACTTTACGAAGACATTGAAGTTTGTTTTCTATGTGAATGACCAGATAGTGGATATTGAAACCGTTCCCATGCTTTCTGACGGTAAGGACGGTGCTGACGGTGAGAGCATCACAGCAGCCGGTCATTGGGAGTCCGCCAACACTCCGTATGCGAAAAACAGTACAGTATCGTTTGCCGGAGGATCTTACTTAAGCAAGGTTCAAACATCCAATCCGCCACTTCCGCTTCTTCGTGTGAGAGGTGGACGTTATCTAAGGAAGAAGGATGGCGGTTACATACTTTCCGGGAAGAGATCGGACAAGGCTGTCAACTCCGACTGGCAGGAAATGACTTCCGGTGTCGAACCGTCCGCTTCGTACTGGCTTGACAGCCCGGTAAGCACAATAAACTTTACCAGTACGGGCACACCGTCACCGTCAGCGTTTGTCGTTACCATGAAACAGAATGTAGGCGGTAATGTGAGCGATACGAACAGGTTCTATCTTGCTGCACGCAAATACAACGGAAGCTGGCTGGCGCATGTAGGTGCTACCCTAAGCAATCAGATATCCGTTCCAGCGACAGCCGGATACACCCAGTTTGCCGTCCGGGCTTATCAATCCGCATCGGACGCGAACGCATGGAATAATAATTTTATCGCTGAAAAAGGGGTGGGTGTTGCTAATGATGGTTCCATAGGAGCAACAGGAGCAACAGGGGCGTTTCCCCGTGACAGAGGTGTATTCACATCAGGACAGACTTATGTCTGGAATGCGGATTACCGGGATAAGGTCATATATCTGATAGGGGGAGTTTATTATAATTTCCTTGTAAAGAATTACGGTGCTTCCGTTACCGCTGCACCCACATCAGCCAACGGGGATTCGAACTGGGAAGCCATGCAGAAGTTTGTGAATATCGCTACTGACACCCTGTTTGCCGATGGTGCGAATGTAGCCGGATTCATGTTCAAAAACAATGTGCTTAAATCCCACAACGATGAAGGTGAGACTCTTCTTATCAATGGCGTAACCGGGTATTTCAAATGTAAGAATGCAGAGATTACAGGAACAATCACAGCGGATAAAGGACGTATCGGTCCGTTCTCCATCGCTTCGGGAGTATTGTCCTCAAAGATCCTTTATGAAAATGAAACAAATAAATACGTCGGTTTCAACCTGTCTGCCGGGCAAATTGAATTTTATAACGAAAGGACATTTGCAAACGTAAGAATCGGGGGAAACACGCAGTTTGTCACTATTGAAGGGATTAAGTATGATGCCGGAATTGATATACAGAGTCCAAATGCTATGATCGGAATGCACATCAAGACCCTGAGCATTCCTCTGTTCGTGGAGGGGGGTAACATTTTCCTTCATCCGAACAATGACAGTTATGTGTCTCTTCATGGCATAGTGGGGAACTGGAGGAATATCTCTGTCAAAGCTTCATTGAACAACAACGATGATAATGTGATGTTTATTAATAGAGACAATATAGAAGTGACACTTCCTCCGGATGTTCCGGGACATACCATATACTTCAAACGTATGAGCGGCGGAGTAAGATTGACAGGAGGACGGATCCTGCCTGCTCCCGGAGGACAGGAGGTGTCTTATATTGATTTGGATTTTGCATCCGGCTTCATTAAGTGTATGGGTAATTATTGGGTTATGTTTTATTGCGGATAATTTAAATATAAAGTATGAAAATAAATTTTGCACAATTTCCTATTTATGACGGGATTAAAAAAGAAAAGCTTATAGCCAGTAACATCACTGAAGCCTTCGGTGACTGGATATACAAGAACGTAGCGGGTTTGAAGGCGCATCTCCTTGCGGAGAAAATCTTCAAGTCGACTGTAGATGGTGTGGAACTTGACGAAGAGGAGGTGGATATCATAAGACGTTCTACCCCTATGTTGTCCGGCTTGCTGGCCGATTCGTTGAATGATTATCTGGATAAAAAGAAGGAGGAACAACATGAAGATTGAGAATTTGGAACGCGCCAGCCGAATTAATGACGAACTGGCGAAACTGAAGCTGGCTAAGGAAACGTTGAATAACGGAGGCTATGTCCGTATCTACAGCAGCGCCCGGTCAAGTGCCGGATGTGTGGAACTGGATATAGCAAACTTTAATGACGAGGTGAACACGTGTATAGACAACCATATCGCTGAACTTGAATCTGAAATAGAAACGCTATGAAAGAATTATGGCAATTAATCAAGATGCTGTTCTCAAGCAAGCCGGGTGATTTTGACACTCCTGAGCTGCTTGCCATGAAGCATTATCCTTTCAAGGGATACCGTTTCATGATGTGGTGCGGACGGATGATATACCGTGCCGAGAACAAGGAGAACATAGATAGGTATATGCAGACCTATGCGGGTAAGGAAAGCCTGACGCACGAAACCATACACCTGCGTCAGGCACAGGTTATCGGCTCATGGGTAAAATACTATTGGCGGTATTTTGTCGAGTGGATCAAGGGAAACCCTATCTGCCATCCTGCGAGTTCGGCATATTATACCATTCCGTATGAAATCGCCGCATACGCCAATCAGGGCAATCCTGATTACTTGAAAAACTATACGGATGATTCCTTTACTCGTTACAAGTTGAAGCATAGAAAGCGTATTTACAAGGAGCATCAAAAAGATTGGAAAACTTATATAAGAACTTTATAAAATTTGGATATTATGAGTGATTTGAATTTAGAAAATATAGTTGGCTTTAAAGCTGTGGATAAAGACGGCAACGAACAAAATGTGACAGTAGATGAAATGGTGGATATGGTTTCCACAAGAATGGTTATGGCTTTGTCTGAAACTTCAACATTTGCCGCCGCTGCTGCAACAGGAAATGACGTGTATGAAAATGAACTTCCGACAGTGACGGATGCCGCAAATGTAAGAGTTTTACAAAGTAGCGGGGATGCGGCAAAAATGACGATGCAGTCGCTTGCATCAAAACTGGGAGGACTTCTGCCGATTGCGTCAGAAAATAATAACGGCTTAATGAGCGCATATTATAGCCAGAGTATTACTCGAATGAACGGTTATA